CGCTGGCCCCAGGATCAGGCTTCGTCCACCCGTAATTGGCGGTGAGGGTTTCAGCCACGCGCCTACCTCCCCAAACTCGCTTCTAGGTCCGTCAGCCGCGCGTCGATGTCCTGCACCTGGGCGTTGACTTCGTTGATGTCGGGCGGCGGCGGCTCTTCCATCGGCGGCGTCGGAATTGCGGGCGGCGGGTTGGGCGTGTTGCCCTCGTCGAGCCAAGCGAGATAGTCCTGATAGTCGATATTGTCGGGATCGAACGGGATGAACGCGCTATCCTCGTCGAGGACAATCATCTGATCGCTGACTTGACCCCGCATGTGATCCCAGACTTGCGTGTAGGTCATGATCAAAGCTCCGCGCTCAAGGCCATAGTTGCGCTTGCAACTGCGTTACCGGCGGCAGTTGCTGTTGCGTATGCGGTAAAGGTGCTTACAGTGATGCTTGTTACATTTAGCGCAGAGGCATTAGTATATGAAATATTAGAAAGCACAATTGTTGGGTTTGCCCGCATTACAGGGAAAGTCGGATTGCCGTAAATGTTTCCGCCAGCTGTATTATAACCAGCCGCACCAATGACGCTAATCGATTGATAATACCGCTGGCAATCCGCCATGCTCTTCGCCAACGACTGCCGATTGTAGGGCGTTGCGACGTTGCCGATCTCCAACTTGACGCCGGTTACGTAGAAGGCCGCGCCATTGGTGGCGACGACGCTGACCGCGCCAGTCGCGCCAACGAAATTGCCCGCCGCCCATGCATTGGCTGGAGCGCGAAAAGTCGTGCTTCCACCTAAATCAAAGGCAACTTGCACGCCTGTGCCGTTGCCGCTCATCGCCCACGTTCCGGCAGTGTCGCCAGGGATGGTGACGGCGATCTTCGTCCAAGTGTTCGCAGTCGGGATCGAATAGGTGAAGGGGTAGGATCGGGTCGGCGTGTTCGCATTGCGGATCGCGCCGCTGAACGTGCCCGTGAGGGATGATGTCAACACCCAAAATGACAATGTAACCGGTTGCGCGTTCGCTGTTCCCCAAGCGAAATCGCTCACCATGTCGGCTTCGATGGGCTGGTTAATGCCGAAAGTGTCCCCGGCAAGAGGGGGGTAAGCCGATGTGGACGAGAAGCCCAAACAATAGGGAAAACCGGGTGCGAACGAACCTGGCGGCCCAAGATTGCGACCGACATTGAATTTGGCAGTCTGCGTCGCAATCATCTGCCAACGATCAATCGGATAAATGGTATTGGTCGGCGTGGTGGCGGCCCCGTTGTTGCGCTGATCAATCCGCATGTCGCCGTTGATGATGCGATTGTCGCCCATCGCCTGCGGCGGGAGCGGGTGAACGTGATCAGCGCGAGCGTAAGTCGTCCCGACGCCAATCGCCGCGATCCCGTCGACCAAAGGAACTGTCGTCGAAGCGGGCGGCAGAGCCGCCGTCACCTGCGCCGCCGTCTGAAAGCCGGAGGGATTGCTCGCGGCGTAGCGCGACGTGTCGGTCGGATGGACGTGATCGGCCCTCGCCCAGGTCGTCCCGGTTCCGACCGCCGCCGTCCCATCCATGAGCGGGGTCGTGGTCGAGGCGACCGGGACGCTCGCCGTCAGCGCGTAGGGCGAGAGCGTCGCCGACCAATCTGTGATGTCGGTATGCGTCAGATGCGCCCACGCGGCGCTCTTGCGCGCGTAGGTGGTGCCGTCGTTGGGCGCGTCAGGGATGCCGCCGCTCGCGCCCGGCGGCGTGATCCACGACAACACGCCTGAGCCGTTGGTCGACAACACCTGCCCAGACGAACCGCCGGGGAGATAGAAATTGCCGACGCTGTTGACCGCGAGCAGGCCGTTGACCCCAAGCCCGTAATTCATGGTCACAGGGCCGTTGAGCACGGTCGTGCCGTCCGCCCGCGCGATGGTCAGCCAGTTGCCGAGAAACGCGCCGGTGTTGCTGAAGGCCGAGAGGGCGAAGTTCGACCCGACATTATTCAGCCCTTCATTGGTGAGGTCTGCAAGTTGCAACTGCCAGCGCGAGATCCCCGACGTTTGAGCGAGGATGGCGCGCTGATTGCCCATCGCCGCGTTGAGCACCAGGCTGTTGGCGCCCTGCACGGTGAGGACTTGATTGACCGTCAGACTGCCGGTGATGGTGCCGCCGGTGGTCGCAAGGACCGTCGCCCAGGCGTTGTTGACCCGGCCATAGGCGTTGCTGTCCGCCGCCGCATCGGTCTGGATCGCATCCAGTTGCCACGTCGAATTGAACCGGCCAAACCGCTGGCTGGTGTTGGGCGCGTCTGGGAAGGCCGCGCCCGGCCCTTGCGGCCCTTGCGGCCCCGGCGGGCCTATCGGGCCTTGCGGACCTGGAGGGCCGACTACGCCGTCCTGGACGGTCCTGAGCTGGGCGTCGATCCCGTCGAGGTTGACGTTCCACTTATCGCCCCAGGTGTCGTCGCTGGCGCCGATGTCGGGCTTCGTCCATCCATAATTGGCGGTCAGGCTGTCAGCCACGGCGCCGCCTCCATGGCGCGGGCGGGAGCGGCGCCTGCTGGCTGAACGGCGCGCACGGCATCGACTGGCCCCAAACGCCGCCGCCGACGATGGCGCACCGGCCGTACGGTCCCGCTCCATAGGCCCCGACGCCATAGGGCCTGCGGCAGACGGTGAGGCCCGTCCAGCTCGCGTCGCCCACGCAGGGGTCAGGGGTCCACGGCGCGTTCATTATCCGAAGCTCCGATGGCGTGGCCGGGTGACGCGCGAGCCGCTCGCCTTCGCGCCGAGGTGGGCGGCGTTGAGCTTCTGGATCATGTCCTCGGCGAGCTGCTTGGAGTTCGCCGCGCTCTGCTCCTCGCCGACGGCGTGCAATTTCGAATGCATCAGCGCCGCGTTGAGGTAGAGGTCGGGGTATTTGGTGTAGATCCAGCTCGTCTGGGTGTCGGAAAAGACCGGGACCTCGCCATAGTAGGCGAGCTTGTATTCGGTGCCGTCGATGGGTTCGGGCGTGCCGCCGAAGTACATCGTCGGGCCGACCAGCGTGTAGTACATCCAGGTGTGGGTGTCGCGCTGGGTGAAGAACTCATCGCGGGACTTGTAACGGGCGGGCAGGAAGCCGTCGGCGCCGCATTCGTTGGCGACCCGGACGAGGTCCATCGCCAGCCAGTCGTCGGGCAATTGCGCGCAGCGCGAGGTGATGATCCCGTCGTCCATCTGGATCATCAGCGCCACGCGCAGCTCCTGGTTGAGCTTGCTCTCGGCCATGCGCACGAACGAGGTGACGAGCGCGTCGGACCAGTCCTCGCGGTTCGACCACTCGGCGATCTGCGCTTTGAAATCGCTGAAGTCGGTCATGCCAACCCCATCGCCGCGATGCCGTAACGGCCAAACAGGCCAGCGCATTCCGCCAGCCGCCAGATGAACAACAGGATCAGGATCGCGATCACGCCGCCGATCACGATCTGGATGATGTTCCAGTAAGGAGCGTTGGTGATCCCCGCGAACCAGCTCCCAAACGCCGCCCGAAGCAGCGCCAGGATGACCAGGACCACGATGATGAAGATTGCGACCTTGAAGATCGCATCCATGCCGAAACCGCACATTACGGTGGCTCCTTCCTGTTGCCGCGACCGAGCCAGTAAGCGACGACCGCGCCGAACGCGGCCACCAAGCCGCCAATTGCGCCTGACGTGATTTCGTCGGTGGGGACGGTGAACAGCGCGCAGAAGGTGACGAGGCCGATGAAGGCCAGGATCACCAGCAATGAGATGGTGAGCGTGCCGCCGGTCGGATCGAACTTGCTGGCGACGACGAGCAGGACCGTGGTCAGCACGACGGCGATGGCGAGGCCAATCGAGGCCGGATAATCCAGGAGCCTCGGCAGCGGGTTGGGGGTGACGATGAGCGGATCGGCCATCAGCCCCTCGCTTTCCATCGCGCATAGGCGTTGGCCATCTTCTGGTCGTAGGCGTTGGCCGCGTAGCCGGGGCCGTTGTAGATGCGCGCGAAGGTCGCCCATTGCTTGGCGCGGAGCGCGTTGTGGAGCTTGGGGTCGGCCTTGATGAAGGCGACGAAGGCGTCGAGGTGCGCCGCCGCGCCGCCGGTCCACATGGCGTCGACGAAGGCCTGCGAGGTGTCGAAGCCGCAGGCCTGATGGTTCTGGCCGAGGATCTGGAACGCGCCCCATGAGCAGGCCTTGTTGGCCGCGTCGGGGTCGAGCCTGCGCGCGTCCTCGTAGCGGGCGTGCTGGGCCGCGCCGGTCGCGCCATAGAGCGCCTTGTTCCAGCTCGGCGAAGAGAGCGCGACGCCGCGCCGATCCTTGGCGTGGGCGTGCCTGCCGCCCGTCTCTTTGTGGAAAATGTGGGCCTCATAGAGGACCGCCGGTCGCCCGTCTGGGAGGAAACCGGCTCCGGCGGCCTCTACTTCGGCGACGGCGCGGATCGCCGCCGCCTCGACGCCCAACTCTTTCGCGGCGCGGGCGAAGTCGGCGTCGATCAGGGTGGCGCTCACGGGAGAACCTCCCTATATCGGGGGATTGAGTTGGACCGGGTGCAACGATGGCGAAGGCTTACGCGACGCGAATTGATTGGGACCAGGGCAAGAACTGGGTGATCCTCACGCGCTACGGCGAGGAGGTCGCGCGGATGACGTTCGACGACTGGATGGAGCTGGTCGCCGTGCGCTACGCGGCCGAGGAGCTTATGCAGACGGCTGGCCATAGCCTCCCCCCTGCTGAGACTGCTGCCACCACAGAGGCATAGTCGCCGCGCCAGCCGCGCCGACGCCGAGCAGCGGCGCGTTGCCCCGAATGAACTGAGACAGCGCCTCGGCGGGCGATAGGCCCCGCACGTCGGCGGTCTTGTTCGCCCGGTCCTCGACGAAGCCGATGAAGGGCTTCGAGGCGTCCGAGGCGAGGCCGGTCTGCTGGCCGCCGCCAACCCAGGCGGCGGCTTGGGCCTGCGCGGGGCTCAGGCCCGCATCGCTGGCGAGGCCCTTGTAGTACTGCTCCATCGCCCCGTATTCATTGGCCTTTGGCTGCGCCTGCCAGTAGGCGGGCTGCTTGAGGGCGTCCTCCATCGACATCTGGCCCGACAGGACCATCTGCTGGATGTTCTGCTTCGGCGCGTTCTTCGACGACTGGTAGGCGGTTTCGAGAAAGCGGGGGTCCTGCGCCAGGATGCCCGGCAGGCGGAAGGCGTGGGTGTCGACCGCGACCGGCTGCTGATTGCCCATCAGGTCCTGGGCGAACGAGGCGGGCTTGGGGTTCTGGAGGGGGTCCCAGCCGCCGCCCGCGACCGTCTGGGCGTTCATCTGGTGCTGCCGCTGGGCCAAGTGCCCGTAAGGCTGCGGGTTCGGTGTGCCGACATCCGGCATCGGCTCGCCGTTCACCAGACGGTTGTAATAGTAGCTCGCGTTGCGGACGTTGGCCCCGACCTCGGAGCGGTTCGAGGTCGCCGCGACGAGGTCCATGTACTGCTGGAACCGGGGGTCGCCCTGCTTGCCCAGCTCGTCGATGAAGGCCTGCCGCAGCGGGTCGGCGTTGTACCAGTCGGCGCCGCCCATCTGCTGGCCGCGCTGGATGGTGTCGAGCATGCCCTGCCGCACGTCGGGATTGGCGGTGAGGTCCTGCACGCGCGCCGGGACGCCGCGCGGCGGGACGTAGCGGGGCAGATCGAACTGCGGCACATCGGGGACCTTGCTCAGGTCCGAATAGTTGAAGAGCTTCGCTCCCGCCCTGAGTTCGCTTGGCCCAGCCGGGACGGCGGCCGGGGCCGCCGTGGCCAGGGAAGCCATGTCGCCGACGCGGGCCTGGGTCGCCGGGTCGGCCATGCTGGCCTTGCCGGTGGCCACGTCGCCGGGCAGCGTGGCGCCGCTCTTGGCGGTGTTCCAGAGGCCTTGGAGGATCTTGGGCCACCAGTAGCCGCTGTCCTGGCTTTGGGGCGCTGGCGGGGCTCCCTGGCCCGCCTGGGGCCACGCCGAGCCGTCGTCGGTCAGGACGGGGAGCTGCGCGCCCGGCGTCGCGGGCTGCGAGTAGCGCGGCGGCAGGTTGCCGAACAGCATGTCGTCCCAGCCCGCCATCAGACGCGCCCCCGCCAGATGCGGAAGGGCGCGGCCTCGGATGAGTTGAGGTAGCGGGCCCAGTCGGCCTCATCCCATTGCTCATGGACTGAGAGTTCGTAAACCTCGATGGGAATGCGGGCGAGCAACCGATTGACGCCGTTGTGCGACATGATCGCGCGGTCGCGCTCGACGCTGTCGAGGATCTCGTCGAGGACCTGCTCGGTCTGGATGACGAAATCTTCGGGACGCTCATCGTCGGTGATAAGCGTCCTTCTGACCCCATCTGCGTTGCGGTAGACGTGGCGGCGCTCAGACATTAGGTTGGCCCTCGCGCAAGGCACGGCGAGGCATGGCTAGGCGAGGTCGCGCAGGGCGTGGCCGGGCGAGGCGAGGCTGGCACGGCGAGGCGTGGGGCGGCGGCCAACCGGCCGCCGCTTCTGTTTTGCACCATTATTTCTTAATTCCGTTGAACAGGATGTGGGCCAGCGGGTTGCGCATCTCGACGCCCCACTCGCACACGATCATTCTGGTTTCTGCATCGCCGACGCGAGCCATCAGGAATTGACGAAATGCCCTGAAGAAGGCGACGGCTGCATAATCAGGGTCGAGCAAGAGCCCGACATCGACAGCCAGCCACCGCGACGGCGCGACCTTGATGCGGCCAAAATCCGTCGCGATTACGTCAATTGTGCTGACGACTTCGGTTTTCCCCACCAGGACCTGGGTGGTCGAGCGGCCGGTGAAGGTGGAGATGGTGCGCTTCGGGCCCGGCGGGACGATCCACATCGTCGGCGAGCCGCCGTTCTGGTAGGCCTGCTGCATCGCGTCGCCGAGCATCTGCTCGGTGATGCTGACCTGGACCCCGGCGGCGGGGGGCGGGAAGGCGTCGGTGGCCGCCACCGGCAGGCCGGTGATGACGGTGCCGGGCGCGACCGCCGCCGCCGTGTTCGAGTTCTTGTCGACGGCGCGGCCGAGCCAGTGGGAGAAAGCCTCGGTGGTTCTCGCCGTCGGGCCGGTGTCGTTGCCGTCGTTGCGCGGCTGGCGGGAGCAGAGAATGCTCTCCATGTCCGACTTCAGGACCTTGGCCGCCAGCGCCATCTGGTGGGCCATTTCGGAGCCCTTACCGGCGGCGTCGCTCTCCTCCTGCGAGCCTGACACGGTGGCGTCGCGCTCGGAGATCTGGGTGCAGTTGTTGCGGCGGATGGTCGGCTGCGACGGGCCGTTGGACAGCGCGAAGCCTTCCAGTTGGGCATTAGCAAGATTGACAACCGGCAGGAACTCGGTCTGCCAGTCGAAGATCCTGTTCTTTACGTTGCGCCGCCGAATAGCCGACATGACCGGCGTGTCGAACGGGTCGATATTATAGATCGCGTTGCTGAGATCTTCGCGGTTTGCTTGGGCGTTGTAGGTAGTAAAGGCGTTCGTAACCTTTGGCACTGTAGTGATCCTTTCGGGCAGGAGGGATCGCCGCCGGTATTTGGCGGACAATTGGCTCTAGCCCGAAGGTCTAGACTATGGGCTCCAGTCCTAAGACTGGACGGGGGGCTCCGGTTGACCCGGACTTATTGTCGCGGCCTCAGGAACTGGGCCATCACCAGCGCGGCGTCATCGACGCGGCCGGTGGACGCGAGCCTCTTCTGGGCTTCGTTCATGGAGCGCGCCGCGCCGTTGCCGACGCGGGGGGCCGATCCAGGCTGCAGCGCGCCGCCGCGCTCCGGCTGCACCGGGAAGGGTTTGTTGGCGACCATCTTGTCGTACTTGGACGCCTTGAGCGCGACCGACAGCATGCGCTCGTCGTAGGTGGTGCCGATCTCGTCCTCGCTGAAGCCATGCGCGATCAGGGTGCGGCGCATCCCGGCGATGGCGTTGTCGACCTCGGTCTGGTTGGCGAGCTTGTTCTTGGCGCGGAATTTGTCGAACTCGGCCCGCGCGTAAGAGGCGGTCTGCTGGGCGCTGGCCTGGAAGGCTTCCTGCTGCGCCGCCATCCGCCGCTGGCGGATCGTGTTGAGGGTGCCGTAGACCTGCCGGTAGTTG